CCCATTTCTTATTGTAATCTTCTCCTTGGTGGATACCTGAGACAGCAGTGCCACCAATCTCAACTACAATATTATCATTACGAGTATCCCAACCGAGAGCAGCAACTGCTTCGATGAGACTTTCCTCAGTATAGGATTTACTTGTCATTTGCCTACTCCATAATCATCTGTTTTGGATTCAAGATCGCGAATAGTTTGATGCAGTCTTGCAACTGCTTCAGTAACTTCAGGAGTTTCTTCCCACTCCCAAGTTTCTTCACGACCTTTCTTGTCAGTTTTCTTGTGTGCCTTCTTTGACATCTTCATCTCCTTGTCTTTCTTTAGAAGTTTTCCAAAAGTATGATTCTTGATCACCTAGACCCATTCTATCATAACCATTTTCAACTTGATAGTATCTAGTCGAAACTTTAAAGTCAGGTTTCTTAGGATCTGGTGGTGTCAGACTGTTGTCATAGATTCGCATTCTATTATTTGGGTATAATGCGAATTGTCCATTGTCTAGTTTGATCAGATTATGAGACTTATGCTCAGCAGGATCTTCACTAGTAGAGTAATCAATTACATCTACATCTTGATGATAGTTATCTAGAGTGCAGACATAAGTCCCACCCATAGTCCCATGATCTCTGGTATAAATTTCAAAATCCATCGATCCAATGAATTGCTTTTGAATAGCAACTACTCCATAGTCCATACAATTCCAAAATTGTAGATTGTATAAACTCATGTCAGGGTCTGGTGTTTGTGGTCTGGATAAGAATGCACTAAGTGGCAATTTATCATACATTGCACCATACTCAGGGAGATACGTTTCAAAATAAAACGCTCTACCAGGAATAGATTTTGCAGATACCCAGACACCTCTTTCAAACTCACCATGTCCACTCTGGTGATCAGTAAGATATTCTTTTCTTACCCAAATTTCTTCTGAGGGCAAATTGCAAATCAACGCTGACATTATACTTTACGATAGTGCTTTGGAAATTTCTGCATTGATAGTCAATGCAACATCTGAAGGGACATTAGAATATTCTGCTTTGAAATTACCATCTTGAATAATAATTACAGCACACCCTTCACCAACTTCAGGTTTAGTTTCTTCAATCATACTTACACTTTCTGGAATTCCTGATTCATCTTCAAACCAAGCGATAGGACCAACGCTCTTCTCTGGGAAAATTCTTGGAAGTTGATCCCTCCAGTCATCCCACTCTGGTGAATTTTTTCTACTAATAAATCTTTGAGAAACCATATTAACAACCTTAATTAATTCATCGTCATCAAGAAGAATTGAAAAATGATCTCTTACAATGTCTTTAATACCCCTTACAGAACTGCTGTTTGGATTTCTCATGACTTGATGAGCAAGTGCTCTGCGAACAATTCTCCTCCAAGACTTATTAAACTCTTCATCAAAAGATGGATACTTTTCTTTAAGTTGCTCGACAGTGACATGCACTGCTTTCTTTGATGCTGTAGGCATTACAAATCTCCTTTTTTACGATTTTCGGAATAGTGGACATCAAACTCTCCACCAGGATAACGAGACTTCAGTTTATCAACATTCATCTCAATAATTTCTTCAGGGGAAACATCCAGTGCCATACATGCCTGCATAAAATACCACATGATGTCACCCATCTCACGCTTCAGATGAAACAGATTTTCTTGAGTTGGAGGTTTGCCTTGGAAGATCATTTTCTTCACAACTTCAGTAAACTCACCAGACTCAGCACACAAACCTACAGCAGCAGTAAGCAGTCGCTCGACATAAATACCGTCTTCTTCAAGCTCATGTACACGGGCGGCAAAGTCAGGATAACTTTTGCTTTCATCCGACGTGACTTCGTTGACGAATTGTGCATACTTAATAAAATCAATCATACTTTAGGGATGCAAATGTTTTGTTAGTTGTGAATCGTTTTACGAGGTCGATCTGCTCCTCTTGACTACCATGATCTTGACCAGAGTTAACCAAATCTTTTTGAGCAGACTGCTCCACATCATACAGCTTCATCTTCGCTCTGTCAATACCCAAACAGAAACGTTTGTTGACATTAAGATCATTATATCTATTCTTCAATTGCTTGACCATAATCTGATTCATGCCCTCAAGCTCCTCCGTGCTAATAAGGGCAAACATAAGATCAGCAGTAGCAGGGAGACCAAAGGATTCAGAAGTGTCAGTAAGGTCAACATCAGTGCTACCGTAACCTGCACGAGTGGTCTGCGTAGCACTGACAATAGGTACATCACACTCAACCGCGAGACCACGAAGCTCTTCAGCGATTGCTTTGACATAGGTGTAAGAGTTGACAATGCTTCCTTTATATCTTTGGGAAGCACAGATATTGAGGTAATCCACAAAGATAATATCGGGTCTAATAGACCGCTTAAGAGCAAGATCATTAATAAGAGATTTAAAATGTCCAACGTGTGCGCTCGCTGTAGGATACTCTTTAATAATTAGCTTGCCTTGAGTTTTCTTTGAAAGATTTGTCACCTTATTCTCAAACATTACCTTAGGCAATGTTGAAAGATCTTTGATATTTACATTGAGGAGGTTGGCATCGATTCTTTCTGCAATCCTTTCTTCCGCCATCTCCATCGTGATGTAAAGTACATTCTTACCTTGGAGTAAACATGATGCAGCCATATGACACATAAAGAGAGACTTACCAACACCAGTGCCAGCGAGAGCGATGTTAAGCGTTTTAGAAGGAAGACCCCCTTTCGTAATTTTATTGAAGAAGTCAAGATCGAAAGGAATCTTTTCTTCTGTCTTGTGATAATAGTCATAGCGTGACAGTGCATCATCTATGTAGTCGTGTCCAACATGACTATCAAAAGAGATTGCCAATGCTTCCGATAGGATATGTGGAATAGCACCCTTGTCTTTCTTACTATCTTTCCCATCAGCAATCTTAATAGATTCCATCAGAGACAAATAGATTGCTCTTTCCTGACACCATTTTTCTGTGGTGTCTACCATCCACTGAAAGTCACTCTCCTCATTTGCAATACTGTTGATAACAGACTGCACTTCTTTGAAGGAAGATTCATTCAAATCATCCCTTTTATCAACCTGAATAGACAACACAGTTTGAGTTGGAAGAGCATCATACTGCATCACATATTCTGAAATTTCACTGAATACAATCTTGCATCCGTTACTAGTAAAATACTCTTCCTTGATAAAAGGAATTACCTTCCTACAATAATTCTCATCATGGACAAGATTATTCAGAATAGTATTTTCGATTGTCATAGGTAATGCAAATAACTTCCAAGAATGTACTTTTTCTTTTCCTTTACAGGTTTTCCTGCATGTCGATACAACCACAGCGAAGGGAAGATCAGCAATCTACCCTCTTGAGGATTTACTGAATAATTTAATTTTGGGAAATTTGTTTCTCCACCAGATCTAATTGAATTTAGATATAGGAAACAAACTAGAAATCTTCTAGCAGAATTGTAATCACCAACATCAACATGATCTTTAAACTCATCACCCCTGACGTATTTCTTAATTCTATATTGCTCAAATGCATACTTGGGAGGAAAATCTGAGCTCAGATCTAACTCCTGCATATAAGAAGTAACATAGTTAATGAATAACTCTTGTATCTGTGTTTGAAACTGCGTCCATTTTGGATTGCCATCAAGATACTGTTTAGTAATATTCAATTCTGTAAACGTAGGTCTCTGGTTTCGATCAATTCTCTCTTGATTATCAACATCAAGATCGAATGTCCTGATCAATTGACGACAAAATGACCCATCAACTACTCCATCATAAACTTTGATATAGTCTTTGAGATTATCCGCCATATCTATACTCCACTGCTGCTGCTTCATCGAGTGCTTGCATCACTTCGGGGGTGAAATACTTCTCTGGATCAGAGAGAATAGACTTAGGGTAAACAGTAGATTCACCAACAACGATCCTATTCCCCCGCTTGGTGAAGACTCCGTGCTTCTCACCCAATTCCAATAGTCCATAATATCTGTCAAGTCCACGGTCGTAGTAAAGACGGGTTTCAACTTGAGAATTCTCCTTAGTAAGACGTGATTTCTGTGCTTTACATTTAATGATATTACCTACAACTTCAGTGCCATCCTTCTCTTTTTTCTTCGAGAGATAGATGATTGTAGATGATGCATACTTCAGACCAGATCCACCACCCATTTCTTTGGTTGGCACATAAGATCCAATGACATCATAGGTGTGATTGGTAACCAGCATAGGCACATTTGCCTTCCCTAGTTTAAGTGTAAGCACCCTGAAGGCACCTTTAATCAACTGACTCTTAGTCATGTCACGGACCTGTTTGTCTGCAGCAACGTCGGCAATCTCTTTCTCCGTAGAAAGCATACCTAGAGAGTCTAACACAAACATCAGGGGTTTGCGATCTGATACATCCTGCTCCATATACTTGTCCAGGATACGACAAGACTGTGTGCGAAATTGCTCGATGGTTGCAACAGGCACAATCATCATACGATTTGAATCAATACCACGATCCTCAATCATCTGCTTAGAGATAGCAGACTCAGACTCAAAATAAATTACGCCAGCGTCAGGATTACTGTCGAGAAAATGCTGGACAATGCCAAGACAAAAGAAAGTTTTGCCAGTAGACGACTCTCCTGCAATAGCGGTGATCTTGTTTCCAGGGACGCCACCGTAGATTGAGCCAGATACCAAAGCGTTAAAGATATAACTGCCAGTATCAATGAAACCACTGGTGTCTCCTGCAGAAACACCATCGCTAACAAGTCCTGCGTATTCATTACCAATCTCCTTGGCTACATCTTTTAAAAAATTCATTTAGTAGTTACCTTTTCAAGTCGTGTAATAAAATTAGCTCGCTTCATGGCTCGTTGAAACCATTCAGCATCTGCTCTACTAGAGAAAATCTTTTCTTCTCTAGGAGAAAATCCAAATGCGTTTTGATACTCTACTCTATATTGTGTGTTACTCATCCGAATAGAAATTCTAGGCTAGCGGTTTTTTCTGGTTTCCAACCAATAGTATCCATAATTACCTTAAGAGGATCAAGGAAACTCTTTTGGAATTGTAAGTCATAGTCCACCTGTTTGTCAATCCCCAATTCATTAGGAAATGTTTGGAAAAATGAAATAACATTTTCATTAATTCGATTGGGTGTTTTTAGATAAACAAATTTAATTTTTTCGCCATCTTGTATAAGTGGGTACTTGTGAGAAAGTTTATTTTTCTTGATATAAAAATTATACAGGAGGGCACCACGCACATGAATAGGTGTGCCTTTAGTATATACAGTTGCGGGGTTGGACCACTTATTTAGATTATTACAACCACGGGGAAAAGAAATATCTTCAATGGGCAATGAAGTAAATTCTTCTCGGAAGTCAGCAATAAACTTTTGTGCTTCTTCCTCATCTTTATTCATGATTACATTGAGGGCATCCTTAATCTTCTGCCTGCATGGTGCTGGTGTAGAAGACTTCACTGCTTCAATGCCCATCATTTTCAGTTTAGGTTTCTCATATCGGACGCCTTCACTATCCCACACGTTGAGAATGTATCGTTTCTTAGCAGTCCAGATACCTTTGTCAGCGATATTCTCACGCTTCATTTTCATTTTCTGTTCATATGCCGAAACGTAATTCGCAAGTTCCTGATAAGAGGACTCGATGAATGGTTCCAACTTCTCTTGACAGATCTTATCAAGTATGCCGACAATTGCTGCTTTATTGCTAGACTTATTACTAAAAAATTTAGTAATAAGAGGTCCAAGGTTAAGATAGATTGAATCGGTGTCAGATGCAACGACATAATCAATCTCCTCCGTAGAGAGCAGTTTATTTAGGTATCGATTAATTTTACTTTCAATCCATCTAATGCTTACCTGCCCCGATAAAGTAATCGCCTCAGCATTTGCCAAATTGTAATATCGGAAGTATTGGTTTCCGATGGCACCATAGGCAGAGTTGAGTTGGATTTTTCTTGCCATTTGGATGTTGTTGAATTTGGACACATCCTTTTGTAATGATGCGGTCTCTGCAGGTGTGGTGGCATGCTCAAGATTTTGCTTAGCGGCAAGCATCCTCTTTTTGTAAATGGTTCTTTCATCGTAGATTTTCTGCATCATTTCAGGAAGGAAACCGTGGATGTCCTTTCGATACTGAGATCCATTAGCACAAACGCAATACTCTCCGTCAATATCTAATGTTTCCTCAAGGATTCTATCAACCGTTGCGCTGGGATGTCTCTGGTCGATAAGCGTCTCTGGCGAGATATTGTATTGCATAATAAGATGAGGGTAAAGGCTGTTAAGATCAAAACTAACAACCCAATCATAGAGTCCTGGCGTCGGCTCTTTGACATACGCTCCCGCGTATTTCTCATCCTTCTTGGCTCCTTTACGAGGGGGGACAACTACATTACGATCCTTTAAATAGTTATAAATCATCGTATCCCACATACGGACTTGACTATACACATCTTCAAGATTCACCTTGGCATCGTAGGCCATTGTGATTGCCAATTCAATAAGTTTCATCTTATCTTCCAGTCTGTCGATCAACTCAACGTCTTGGATGTTGTATTCCATAAACTTCTGCCAATCAGAAGTATAGAAGTCCTTAAAGTTTTCGTATTCACTGTGGTCTAATTTTCGTTGCCCCAACTCAACATGAGCGATATGATCTAGACGATAAGATTCTTGATTTGTATAAGTAAATTTCTTATACAAATCCATGTAGTCTAGGATATTGATACCAGAAAGATCATAGGCAATGTGAGTGCGTCCCATGATGTTGATCTCACGCTCATTGGCGCGATTCCAAGGTGACAGAGACTTCATCCACTTCTCGCCCAACACACGGTTGACACGGCGGCAGATATACGGCACGTCATACAGGTTGACATTCCAACCAGTTAATACATCAGGAGTATTGTCTGCCCACCATTTAATAAAATGATTGAGCATTTCTTGCTCGGTCCAAAAGAAGTGAGTTTTGATACCTTTCTCCGCTTCAAACTCACGGGTTGCCCAACAGTAATACTGCTTAGTTACCATGTCCTTGATAGTAATCGACAGCATTTCTTCTGCTGCCTCTTCTACATTAGGGAATCCATTCTCACACTGGACCTCAATGTCCATTGCAAAGATCTTCATCTTATTCATGTCATAATCAATCTCGCCAGGAAACTCCTCAGCGATAAACTGATAGACAAATCTCTCGTAACCATGGACTTTGAATCCTTCTACACCTTCATACTTCCCAATAAAATCTCGTGCCTCTCTAGGAGATTCAAACTTTACTGGTTTTACATTCTCACCATCCAGGGTTTTATATTTTTCTTCCTTGTTTGAAGAGACAAACAATGTAGGCGAAAAATGGGTACGAGATTGGATCTGCTGTCCATTCTCATACCCACGATAAAGGATAGTGTTTCCTGCCAGTTGAATATTGGTATAGAAACTACTCATGTACTTTTTGATACTCCCCAAGGATCTCGGTGCTCGGATCCACTATAGTAAAAACGGAGTCAGATGTCAAGAAAAGATCACGTTGATTTGAGTATTGGGGATACTTCTCCAACTGTCCCTCAACGATCCTGTAGCATCCTTCAACCAGGATTGAAGGTTCTTCATCTAATTCAGTTACTTTACCAACCAGGTAATCATTCAGATTCCCGTTCTTCAGTAGTAGTATCTTGACCATTACTTGCCTCCACTAGTTGTGTGTATTTTTCTACGACTTGTTCGTGTGTTTCATAAGCACTGATAATTTCATCATACCTAAGGATAATAGTTTGCTCTTTTGCTAAAGGCGCATACATTTCCATGGTGATTTGAGGATTGGACATTTTATGAATATTTCCATCATCATCCTCTGCTGTCATTCCTTCAGAAATCCAAACAACATATGGTTTGATCAATTGATATCCTAAAATTTTTCCAGAATCATCTTCTGGAGATGTGATTTCCCTAATGTCACAGATGACATCCTCACCGTTTCTTGTTCTTACGACTCTTACGCTCATAATTCCTCCTTTCAATTTCGTTTACTGCTTGTTTAATAATGTCTTTTAGGATTTTATCTTCAGACACATTTTTTTGCTCTGCGATTGGTCTAACATACCGCAGTAGTTCTTCACTATATGATGCGGGGACCTCCACTGTCAAGAGATCCGTCTCACCATCGTAATTATTCGGTTTTAGATTTACATAAACATTCATGGAGTACCTCAAACAAAAAGAGACCCCTCAGGGTCTCTTTAGTTGTATACTATATATCACCAATCATCTCCATAACTTTTACATGTTGCCATGTTTTCATCTGAAGACTTGCACCATTGCCTGACATAAGCATCTGCATCATTTGTCATATGAAAATGAGCATGGTTATGCAGCAGTCCGATCATGATCAACATTCCCACAGACAGGATATTAAAGTGTGTCGCTGGATGCATCAGCATCACCTTTAGGTAATGCAGAATCTTGGATTTCATAAACCTTCAGTTTCTGGTGGTCAGGAATGATTCTCCTCAATTCTACCACAAGCAATCCATTGTCGAAAGTGACTGTGCCGATTTCGACATCATCTGATAAATTAAATCCTCTAGCAAAGGTGCGACTAGAAATACCTCTATGCATGTATTCCTCTTCACCTTTGTTTTTTGGTGTGATTGATCTAATCAAAAGGACATTTGATTCTGTAGATACTTCAAACTCATCCTTAGACCAACCAGCAAGTGCTACTTCGATCCTCCACTTAACATTTGATTCTTGTACAAGATTGTATGGAGGGTATGCGTCATTAACAGATCCCTTTCCATAGGAATGTAGTCTGTAAAAAACGTCATCTAGTCCAACGCCGTATCTTTCTGCAGCGTCTACGATGGCACCAAGATCTTTCGTGGTGAACTTCTTAAGTCCAGTCATTTATTATGCTCCTTTTATAAGCGAGTTTTGTTGTGTGGTCCCCGAAGGCAACCAAAATTATTTATCAGTCACATTTAGAAATAGTGGTGTAGCATTCCGAACCTAAGTGTAAGGTTTCCCAGACCTACATATAAGTAAGACCCATTATCGATGGAAAAATGAAGAGATTTTTACCATTTGCAATGATTTTGATGACAGCAACTGCCGCAAACGCTGGCGGTCTTGTATCAAAGCACGCATCTAGTGTGCAACTTACCGTTGATGCTGCCAGAACTCAAGCATCTCGAATTGGTTCGAGCTTCAGTATCTCAGGTGTCGGAGTGGATACTACGGACGGTACGACAGCAAATACTATTTCTGCTGGCACTATCACCTCTGGTGTATACAGTCCTGGTACTATTTCTGCAACCCAAGATACTCCTGGCAACTCATTCTCCTTCAGTCAGTCTTATACACAGGCTGATGCTGTGCCTCAAAGTGCTGCAACTGTAGGCACAGTTCCTAACTTCTCCTCAATGACTTCTTATACAGCTGGAGTTGCTGGAGATTTAGCAGGTACTGTTGCCACCACTGGTGCTATTACTGTGACGGCTGGTGGAGCTGGCACTACGGCGACAGGACAATTTGTTAGTGAGATTACTGTAATTGACTGAGGTTTAACATGGACCGACTTAAAGAAGTTATCGGTCTTGGTTTAATCTTAGGTGCATTTAACGGGGCGGCACAAGCCGTGCCCGTGGTGCCTAATTTTACACAGGGCTCAATGACTAGCCACACAGAAACAACACAAACTATAACTGAAACCATCAATTCGATGGACTATAACACTGGTTATCAGTATTCAGCAACAGGAAGTGGAATTAGTGTAAGTGGTAATTTATCACCTGGTACAGGTGCAACTAATGTAACTATTGATGGAGTGACATCGACATGGACAGGTGCAACAAGCAAACCAACATTCACACAGACAACACCAGGAGCAGCGTTTCAATTCACAGAGACGTATCAAGGTCCAGGATTAAGTCAGCAAACAATTATTCAAAGAACCACAGAGGTTACCTCAATAACAGATACTACAAGTATCTTCTCGCAATAATTATTGGGGCAACCCCAACTGTAGCAAATGCAGAAACAATTGGCGGGGTTTCAGCAACAGCATCCCCCGTCGCGAATAGCTCTGGCTCAGTGACGAACCAAGCTATTCAGGTATTGCAAGGTCCATACATCACCAACACATATGGTGGTGGTATTCAGTGTCAAGGACCAACTCGTAACTTTACTCCCTATATAACAGGATCTGCTTCTGCATCTAAACCATACGAGCCATTTTATATGGACCCTGTATATGATGTTAGTGATAATCGTGGATTACTAGATGCAGATGGTAATGATATGGCAGACGGAATTATTGACAATCCTGGAGATATTTTATTTCATAAAAAAACTAGGACTGGACAAAAAGATAATTACAGTTTAGGTATTGGTTTCTCTATGACATGGAGCACACCAACCGATAAAAAATTACAAGCGTTATGTAAAGAAGCAGCGACTGCAAACATTGAGTTTATGAAGCAGCAAACTGCCAATAAGAGATTGGATTTTGAGATCGCTCGTCTCAAGAATTGTGGAGACTTGAAACTTCGTGGAATTCAATTCCATCCCAAAAGTCCTTACTATTCTGTGTGTGCAGATGTGGTAGTTAATAATCCACCAGGACATGACCATCCACATGTCCATGCTATTCCTCCTAGCATTCCTACCCGCGACCCTTCTTCTTCCGTCTCGGAAACACAGAACGTAATGCCTTCACTGCATGATTCATCTGACGCTGCTCTGCTCGGCGCTCCCCTGACGACTTCACAGGAGGTTTCTTCCCCCTGATAGCAGCAATCTTTTTAATAACTTTCTTGACCGTTGGTTTGACTGCTTTCAAAAGTATGTCTGCCAGCGGTTTTGCTAATAGAGCAGAAGTTGTAGCGACAACAGCAATACCACCAACTTGCACAACTTGACCCCCACTAGGTAAACCAGCAATGATTTGTGTAGGAAGTCCTACATCTTCTGTTATCTGCACACATGTATTATCAATCAACTCGTAACCAGTAACTCTTTTTCGGAATCCTTCTACTAACGTGCCGACAGGTTCTTGTGCTTGCTGCACTTTAGTAGGACATTCTACATTTGCTGATGAAGCATCTGGTGTTTTAGGAACTTCTGCTTCAGGCACTTCTGCTTCTGGAGCGTCTGGTGAATCTAACTTTGGTGCTACCGTTGGAGGTCTAGTAATCTTTAATTTATTTTTGTTATAATCAATCGGACTAAAAGAAGGCACACCAGCATCACAGTATGTTACCAGACCTTGCTCATCATCATTGCCAATTTCCTTTGACTTACTATTACTTTCATGTGCTTCGACACATCCTGGTATATCAACAACAGGTACACCAATATCTAATGTAACTGGTGGTGCAGTAGGAATTGCTGGTGGTGTATAACGATATGTAGTAATGGCATCAATCTTAATATCTCTAATGTCAATATTGACGCCAGTAATTTCAGGAATATCAGGCATTAGCAATCATTAAATACTTGTCCAACTGTTGATCCAAGAGTAGATCCTGCTCTCTGACCTAAGAGCAATGCCCAACCGCCTGCCAACCATCCAATGTAAGGGATGTTAGCGACCGCTGGGACGACGAGACCAGCAGCGATGCTAGTGCCTGCCATTGCACCTTGAGACCGTGCTCCAGCGTCCGCCGCGATGCACTCTGCGCTTACACCTCCTGTCTTTCCCACTTCACCTATTGCACCCCCTAGGTTGCGAGTGCCCTCACGGGTGTATTGATCACGACGATATTCAGATCTTACTTCAGTTTGATTACCACTCCAGAATCCACTCTTAGTTTTATCAAGATTTAAAGATCTTTCCGATTCCAATACCTTTGGATCATCTGAGCGATATTCAATCTCATATCCATCCTTACCTGCTTTAATTTTATAAGAAGAATATGGACCCCTTGGAATATTAATTGTAGGTGGTTGTGCTACTTCTTCTTGCGGTCGTAAAACATATCCCAAAAGTCCAATATGAGAAATAGCAAATAAAGCTCCAGCTCCAATAGCAGCAATCTTTAATTTACTTGGTGAAGAATCAGTCATTTTATCCTCCTTAGACTTTCGGAATATCATTTCATTAGAATGGTAGAGCGGGACCAGATGGTAGAGCGGGACCAGTTGTGCTTGGCAGTTTGGGCATAGCACCGTCCAACAAATCAGGCAAAGCATCAGTGACACCATCAGTGATGATCTCAGTCAACCTTTCGCGAGCTCTTTCTTGCCACGCTTCCTGATTTAAATGGACATAAACACCCAAACCGATGACTGACAGTGAAGTCAGTCCCGATAAGAGTGCAATAATATTAATCAACTTTTGCATCTTTCTTCTCCACGCTAGGTGCTTTACTTTCTTCTTCTTTCTTCTTACTAGCAACAACCCCAAAAGTAGCTAGCGTTCCTGTAAAGACGCTGGCTATGAAAGTTGGATCGATGTTTTTCTGAGGAATACCAGGAACAGTTACATAATTAAGAGTCAGAATTGCTGCTGACCAACCTAGAATAATAACACGTACCAGGGTAGATACCCCTTCATCAGCCCATTCAAATTTGTTTTCCTTTTTGGTTTCCTCTTTCTTCTGTGGATTTGATTCCATGAATATAGAGACAAGGCAGCTCTATTTATCAATTAGGATTCTACAACTTGCCTTTTCTTCCCAATATTATATTTACTTTCTAGTGACCAATCACCCTTATCTTTATATGAGATAACTTTAATCTGACTGAGAGGTGCTACATCAGAAATTTTTTCAGCATCACTAATTTCTACTAGACCCCAATCAGAAAGTAATTGCACAATTCTATTTCTACGTTGCACATCATTTAAAGAGATGTTTGCTTTCTTACCATCCAATGCAAATAACTCTTTGAAATGCACAATAAAATATTGTCCCTTCTTATGAAGAATATGGCATGACTGATATAGTTTCTTTTCCTTTTTAGATGCAACCCCAATACGGGTTAGAGTTTCACGCACCTTTAAAAAATCATCAGGTTCTTTTAAAGAAACTTGAATCATATCTTCTTTCGACCAGCTAAGATCTTCACTCATTTTTTCTTGCCCCCTTTATTCAGTTTATTTTTAATGACAGTGAGTTGATCAGGAGTCAGAATGTTAAGAGCTTGTCTTGCCTTTTCATTACTATAACCATAGTATTGCTTGACAACATCCAAATCATTCATCTTCTGTTTCTTATCCCAAGGAGAAAACCTTTTACGGGACCTGACGGTATTTATAAAGAAATCATATTGTAATTTGTTGTCAAGATGTTGATGCATATTCATCTCATTTGCATACATCACAGTATCCATGTGATGTGACATACACTTATTGACAATATATGCAGGATACTTTTTCTCCCAAGCAGGATCATCAGTATCCATTACACTTTTTTTAGTATAGTTGATAGAGTTGAGATAATCCTTCAGGGGATACCTTTCATCAAACGCCATAATTTAAAAGGAGTAATTCTTTTCTTTCTTTCTGCTCACTCATGTAGGATCCCACGGATCGCATGGTATAGGTGAGATCGAATTCGCCCGCTTCCCATCCTTGGAAACGATCTTTGACCAGTTGAGACGCATTATAAGATATAAGTTGAGGGCCAATAAAACGGTCACAATCGAGAGCAAACTTATCATGGTCAAATCGTTTGTGCATATCACCTTTCCTTCCATATAGGTTGTCCTTGATATCGTAAGGGGGATCAAGATAGGTGAAGCATTGTTTGTCATCGGTAAGTAATTCTTCATAACTAAGATTGGTAATCTTCCAATCCTTAATAATCATCTGATACTCTGGGAGTTTATCAATGCCTCGCATTGAGAAATTACTTTCTGAAGCCTGCTTTGAGAAGGAACTGGATTCAGTGAGACCAGAAAAAGAGCACTTGTTAACAATGTAAAAACTAACAGCACGAGATAGATTGGATTGATCACGTTTCTTTCCATTTAGATACTCCTTTGCTTCTAAGAATAAAACCTTTGCAGATGCAGGCTCACAATACTTGTATTTGAGTTGCACCAACTCATCACGAAGTTTCTTGCCATCTTCCTGCACTACCCTCCAAAAGTTATAGAGGGGCTCATACAAATCATTGACCCAGATATCCAAGTGTGGATATGTGAGAGTCATCCAAATAGCGAATGATCCCCCACCAAGAAATGCTTCACGATATTGAGTATATTCACTCATGTTTGGTAGAAACTGTGCCATCTTTTTGACAGCACGAGATTTACCACCAGGATAACGAAGAGGTGTTTTCAAAGAGGTCATAGAATCAGTTTCTTTTCAGGAGCAACAATTTTATTAAACATTTTTTTATACTGATCCACAAGGTTTGGAGCAGGATCAGTAATATACATTACCATACTTCTGTTGACTGTCAACTCATCAATATCTGGATCTTGAAGGGGTGCCCATGGTGCAAATCCTAACTGCTGCCCATCTTCACTTACAGGCATCGCTACAATGGCATCTTGAATTTTAATAAAATCTGCATCCTCTTCTAGAAGATCAGCGATGACATTTTCCCCGCTAATAAATCGAATGTTTTTTACGGACATAATTACTCCTTCATAATAAATTGATTGGTTTCAGGAAACCACAGTATATCTAGGTTAGTATTTTTAAAAACTCTCCTAGCATCTTGTGGTGTTTCTACTAACGGTCTACCCGCTACATTAAAACTAGTATTGAGTAATACACCAATACCAATTTTTTGCTTGATTAACTTCAGAAGAGTATATAGATGATGATCTTCTGAAATGGTTTGAATCCTACAAGTGTTATCTACATGGGTTACCCCTGGTATTCTAGCACTCTTTACGTCAAAACTCATAGTCATGTAGTCACTATTTACAGTGTCTACCATTTCAAATAATTCATCAGCATCTTCCCTCAAGCAAATTGCTGCAAATGGTCGATACCATTCTCTTTTCTTAATCCTATTTACAATTTCCTTTGCATCTTTATTTGTTGCATCGAAGAGAATAGATCTGTTACCAAGAGCTCTGGGTCCTGCTTCTGCCATTCCATTAAAGACAGCAACAGATTTTTGATTGCAAAGTTGATCTGCAATAAACTCTACATTACATTTTTCATATTCTTTCGGAATGGCATATTCTCTACCATGTATTGCTGTCTTCTTCATGTCAAAATTTTCAACGTCAGGCATGAAGTAATTTACTGCTACTCCGATAGAATTTCCAGAATCATCTGCGATTGGACAGAAGAAAAAATTGAGATCTGGAAATCTCTTTGTCAAATAAGAATTAGCAACTACATTCAATCCATAACCACCAGTAATAACAACATTTTTAGATTGCTTTTTAGTATATTTTTCTACTAGATCTCCCAATGCTTCTTGAGTTTGATGTTGTATTTCAAGAGCATAGTCTGCATAAAAATTATAATTTTTTTCGGGTACAGTATCTTTTAAAATAAAATCTTGGAATTCTTTATTTACTACTCTAAAATGATCAACCTCTTCGTCACCAACCAGTTTAATCTTATCATCATACTGAATAAAATATCTATCTAATGGAATTGAGTCTAAGAAATATTTTTTAAAATTTTCATTTCCCCTTTTACCATAAGAAGATAGTCCCATGGTTTTTCCATTATCCAAAGGATTTTCATTAATCAGAGATGTTGCACTTTCATAAACTTGAGTGATATTTAATCTAGAATCGCAGACAATATCAGCAGTATCATAATATTGTTTTACACCATCGATTGCCTTTTTAAGATTCTTACCATCTTCATACGCAGTCAATCTCCAGAATGATTTATATAAAGCATTAAATCCATATCGACTAGATACAAATGCACTCTCAGACTCGACCATGGTGTCACCATAGTTGCTAAACACACTACCATTTCTATCAACTACAAACGTAGTTGCATCATCAAATCCACTCCACATAAATGCAAGTGCTGCATGATAAAGATGATGACTTTTAGGAAAAATCTTTATCTCACAGGTCCATAATTTTTTACACAATGTATGTGTTACATCGTCAGGTGGGTCAGCAAATAGTATAGCATTAATATTTCTACCATACTCCTTATAAATTTCAAGAAGACTCAATATAGGTTTCATGTCCCTTTTTACACGAGACAATCTTTCCTCTTTATAGTATCTTAAAATTTTTCCATCTTCCATAAGGCAGACAGAAGAATCATGATATGTACTGACACCTAAGACTCTCATTTAAAATTACATTCCAACATCAACTGTGTTAAACAAGCAAGAAGATTAATTTCCTGGTCAGCAACAAAAGCAGACTTGTATTGATACTCTGCAATGATAAGCACCGCTGCAGCAACACTAGGTTTATCCATTACCTCAGCAAGATTATCATAAATCTTACGCATAATTGCAGAAGGATCACTATCTAGATTTTGTGTGACCCACTTCTTCACGTCATTGAATTTCTTTTCTCGTAAGGCAGATGTAAGATCTTTGATATTAGCATCACCTAACGTCGCCAGAATACCAGTGTCGATAGACCCCGTGCTGCTGTAACGTTGCAATTCATTGAGTGTCCTTCGGAAGTCTGGGAAATACTTCTGGACGACCTCTGCCACAACTCTAGGATCGTGGGTGACCTCCTCGCGTTTGAGGATATCTGTGCAACGTTTGAAGAAAGACGCTGCCAGAGTCTGCTTAGTTTGACCTCGGACATTGAATTCAACTACCGTCGTCCTACTATGTAGGGGGTCAATAATTTTGTTTTTGAAATTACAAGTGAATATGAACCTACAGTTTTTTTGAAACTCTTCGATGCTGGCACGAAGTAGAAGTTGGACATCTGGCGTTGTGTTGTCCGCTTCATCAATGATAAGAACTTTGTGACGAGCAGAAGCAGTGAGAGACACAGTAGAGGCAAAGTTTTTTGCCTGATTGCGTACAGTGTCCAGGAATCGACCTTCATCCGATCCATTGATAACATAATAGTCTGCTCCTAATTCATTACACAGTGCCTTGGCAATAGTAGTCTTACCAACACCAGCAGTGCCAGAGAGAAGCAGGTTAGGAATCTCACCTTGATCTACAAAACTCTGGAAGGTGGACTTCACAGATTCAGGGAGGATGCAGTCCTCAATACTTTGAGGACGATACTTCTCCACCCAAAGAAAATCATTCATAATAAAAGGTTTATCAGTTGTTGGGCTCAAGTGCAATCAGATACTGCACGTTATCAGCATCAAAGCGAGCAACATTGTGCTTGCTGATAGTAACATCATAACCCTGGTTGTAGAGTTTCAGATTTTCCATCTTGAAACAATAGCAAAACTGATCATCGGTCTCACCAACTTCAATAGAATAAGAGTTGGAGGTTTCATTCTTCTTGTCTGTCAGACACAGTTGCATAGTCTCACCATCACCATACAGACAGAGATCAGGCACACCACAGATAGACCATGCTTTACGAATCTGCTGAA